CGGGGCGTCTGGTCTCGATATCATCTATGGGGATTTTCTTATCTAGGACCATTTGCTCTGGGACTGCCTCGTCTACCGTCAGCATCATGCTTTCTAGTGTGCCACCTATACCGTTATCAATCATTCTTCTTACCCTCCTTGATTAATGCGTCTGCGCGCTCGTAGCACATCTTCGCCAAGTTCTCTGCGCCGTTATGGGATACGTTGATAGCCGATAGCCCGCTCAGAGCCATGCCTGCAAGCCAGTCTCGGCGCGTTAGTCCCGTGTAAGCTGTCCCGTCTATCTCGGATGGGAATGCGTATTCCTGTTGATCTCTGTAGCTTCTTCCATCTCTATCCATTCTGATCTCCTTTTGTTTCACGTGGAACAGTTTGTATCACGCGACCGTCTTTCAAGATCACGCATGTGGTTGTCGATGTGAGCTGGCACTCTTCTAAAGCTACGTTGCTTGGCGGGTTAAATGTCGCCAGCAGGTTCAGTATGTTCAAAATCGCACCCACTATCGTTAAGATTTCCATTTGCGCATTTCTCCGCTATTGTTATGTAGTTGCGGGCGTCTGCATAATGATCCGGGTCGGTAGGGTCATACAGCGCCCGCATTATCTTCACTACTACCATGTTTAAAGCCGCTAGCTGCCCGTAATGTGTCTGACCGGGGCCGCGGCTCATCATCATAATTTCCTGAATCTTTTCTATACTCGTCCACTGCTCACGCATCGGGCCGTACTTCTTCCCACGGTCCTCAAGGATCTTTTTGTCAGGACTGTACTCGAACCCTTCATGTTCCATAAACACTCCTTGCTTTTTGTTTTTTATTATGCTCTATTGCCCGCAGGTATGTTACTGTCTTGCTATCAAGGTGTCAAGTATATTCATGGGAAATCTTACAGAAAATTTTTCCAAAGAGGAATTCTCCTGCCCTTGTTGTGATGCCGAAGGCATCAGCCTCGAATTTGTTGCCACGCTTCAAACAGTTCGGACCCGCCTAGGACTTCCTATCCGCCCCACTTCAGCTTACCGATGTCAGCATCACAACAAGGCTGTGGGAGGAGTTGAAGACTCTGCTCACACTAAGGGACTCGCTTCTGATATCCATATCCCTGACTCTACCCTTAGGTATTTATATATGCGGGAATTTATGAAAGTATTTAGTAGGATTGGAATGGGTGTCGGCTTCATCCATGTCGATATTGACCCGGATAAACCACAAAACCTAATATGGATGTATCCCCAGAATAGGAGTTAACCATGGAAGTAATAGCTAAAATTATAGCAGAGGCACCGATGTGGTTGCAGGCCATTGCCGGAATAATTACTGCATGTACCGCTTTTACCATGCTGACCCCAACCAAGGTTGATGATAAACTGTTTGGTGTGCTAACAAAAGGCGTGAATGTTCTGCTGAAGCTCGCTAATATGGGCTCTGGCAATATTCTGAAAAATAAAAATAAGGATGAGAGATAATGCCTGATGGTATTACTTGACTTGAAAGGATCTAATGGTAACCGGTATTATAATAATAACCGTTCTCTGTATTGTCATGGGTGTGTATGCCTTTGGGCGGAAGGCTGGCAAGGACTCCGCAGGCGCAAAGGACGCTAAAACCATAAGGAATACCAATGTTAATCTTGACGGAGCCATTAAAAGGCAAAGAAACCTTCAGCGTGAGGAGCTTAGTGATATTAGGTCTGTTCATGATGCTAACAGCGTGCGTAACGCAGGGCGCAAACGTAGCCCGGACTCTTGAACGTCCTAATGATTTCCCCAACGATGTGGTGTATCTACCGTATGACAACGGGCGAGGGCCTATGTGGTGTCTTCCCGATGCAGATTACATTCGAGAGACTCAACACATTGTCTCTCTTAATCACGTGATTGATAACTACGAATGCCAAGTTGAGATACTCAATGGGGCAGAGAAATGTGACGAATGAAAAAACTATTCAATGGCGAAAACTTTGATCGCATGATCAAGTCTGCCCAGCGGACTAGCGAAATGTCCAAGCGTGATGTTGACTCTTGGGAAGGTGCTATGAAGGGCGTCGAGAAGGCAGATGTTGAGGAGCCTGCAAGTAAATCAGCCATAACCCGATCCTTTGATTATGTTTATGAAAGGTTGGGTGGGCATGAAGGCTTTCTTGAGTGGGCCCAGTTCTCACCAAAGAATACTGCCAAGTTCTACGAGTGGCGTGCTAAGCAGTTGCAGAAAGAATCTGCGGCTGACGCTCAAGATGGTAAGGTTGTAATTAATGTCCTGAACTATAACGATAATGCAGATTCCATTCAATTACCAGCCGCGGGACTATCAGATACCCCTGTTTAAAGCTTTTGACAGTGGTGTAAAGAGAGCCGTGTGTGTATGGCACCGACGTTCTGGGAAGGACAAGTCGGCCCTCAACCTGTGCGCGAAAATGTCGCTACAGCGCGTGGGCGGATACTTTCACCTCTTCCCTACTGCCCGCCAAGCAAGAAAGGCCATGTGGGATGGTATTGACCGTGATGGCTTTCGCTACATGGATCACTTCCCTCCCGGCATGGCTGTATCCAAGAATGAAACAGATATGAAGATCACCATGTGCAACGGATCTTACTATCAGCTTGTAGGAGTTGATATGGGTCTCGATTGGCTTGTTGGTACGAATCCGGTGGGGCTAATCTTTTCCGAGTGGGCAATTATGAACCCACGCGCATGGGATCTTCTGCGTCCTATTATTAGAGAGAATGACGGCTGGGCTTTATTTATCTATACTCCCCGTGGTCAGAATAATGGTTATAAGACTTATCAGATTGGCATGGAAGAGGAAGAGTGGTTTTGCTCGAAGCTTACTGTTGATGAGACTCGTCGTGCAGATGGTTCTTATATTGTTTCGCCTGAAGATATTGAGGCTGAGCGTAGAGAAGGTATGGTGGAGGAAATGATTCAGCAAGAGTACTTCTGTTCGTTCATGGCAGCTATCCCCGGGGCTTACTTTGCTGTTGAGATGAGACGCTGTGAAGAAGATAACCGGATTACTAATGTGCCGCACGATCCCGCTTTACCTGTTGACACTTGGTGGGATTTAGGAGTTAATGATGCGACTTCGATATGGTTTACCCAGTCGTACGGAGAAGAGATCAGATGCGTTAACTATTTTGAGAACAGTGGCGAGGGACTCAGTTATTATGCTGGTCTTTTGTCCGATTTTCGTCATAAGCATGGCTACTCTTATGGTCGCCATACTGCACCACATGATATCGAGGTTCGTGAGTTTACTACGGGGAAAAGTCGTAGGGCTGCTGCGCGTTCGCTAGGAATTGATTTTAGCGTCGGGAAGAAGGTCGCCGCTAAAGAAGAATCTATCGACGCTGCTCGTCGTATACTCCCGAAGGTTTGGTTTGATCGGAAGAAGTGTGAGAGGGGGATAGCCTGCCTGAAGAGTTATCATAAGGAGTTCGATGACAAGAGGCAGACATTTCGTGTTCAGGCAGTCCATGACTGGAGCTCTAATGGAGCAGATGCGTTTATGGAGCTTGCAAAGAATCACCGTAATTTCAATCAACAGGAATATCAAACCCAAGCAATAGATACTTATTCCGTTTTTGGAGGCTAGCTATGTTTTTAGATGAACAAGATTTTATAGATCGATGTTATTCGAAGGTCCGTTTCTTTGGCGGTGGTGCCCCGTCCGTTCCCCCGCCGCCACCTCCGCCACCGCCAGTAGAGGATGAGGATGAAAAGGAGCGTAGGAAAAGATTGGCTCGTGTTGCTGCGCGTAAGCGTGGTCGCCAGTCTCTTATTGCATCCGGTTCTACTCAGGGCGATACATCGAAGGCACCTACTTTCGGGGCCTCTCTTACAGGTTCTAATCCTCAAACTCTCGGGTAATGTAAATGTCTGATGCAATTAAGTCGATAATAAAGCGTCGGGACAGGAAGATTGAGGATCGCCAGAACTGGGAGCCGTTTTATTCTGCCGTGCAGAAATATATTCGTCCTAGAAAGCAGTCCATCGATTCCTTTTCACAGGCGGGGCAAACAAGTCATGACCACTTTGATTCAACGGCTCCCTCAGCCAGTAATACGCTTGCTCTTATTATGGCAGATACGCTTACTCCTAAAGCAATTGAATGGTTTGGATATTCCATTCCTGAGTCTAGCCGATTCTCGAGGGTTAAGAAGAATGTTAATGTTGCCAACTGGCTACGTGAACTCAACATGGCGGTATTCGATGCGTTGGCTCAGTCTAACTTTTACTCGGTTATCAACGAGATTTATGCTGACTTTAATTCGTTTGCGACTGTTGCGCTTTATCTTGAAGAGGCGCGATTAAAGCGTCCGGGCTTTAATGGCTTTAACTTTAAGTCTCTCCCGATAAGTTCTTACACGTTTTGTGAGAATGACCTTGGCCTCGTTGATACAGTGTTCCGTGATTATGAGTTATCTGTAAGGCAACTGTTCCAGCGTTTCGAAGGCAGTAACATCCCTGCGAAGTATAAGGTAAAGCTTGATAAGACGCCCGATGAGCCAGTAAGGCTTGTCAGTGCTGTGCTCCCTACTGATGATATCCCTAAAGGGCTTCAGGCCCGCGGCCCATTTACTGCCGTTGATATCATTGAAGAGGCCAAGCATCATCTTGGATCTTCCCCGTTCATGGAGTTCCCTTATTTCGTTGGTCGATGGGATAAGGCTTCTGGCGAGGAACGTGGGCGTGGCCCTGCTGGTGTTGCGCTCGCAGATATCCTGTCTCTCAATGAATTGCGTAGACAGGAATTGATTGGTCTCCAAAAAGCTGTTAACCCACCTATCTTATCTGGTGAGGAAGGTTTCGTTGGGACAGTCCATATGATTCCCAACGCTATCGTGTATTCTCGGAATCCACGAGAAGTACGCACTATGCCGACAGAGCTTCGATTGAACTTGTCTTCCCTCGTGGCTGAGAACCTGATAAAAGGCATAAAAGACATGTACCTCGTCGATCAGTTGAATCTCCCGCGAGGGAAGGCGATGACTGCTGAAGAGGTAATTACCGTCCGCGGTGAGGTTGAGCGTTTGCTTGGCCCTACCGTGTCCCGGTTTGAGTCTGAAGTTCTTGGCCCAATGCTTGAGCGCTGTGCTGGTATGATGGTCAGGAGTGGCGCTATTAGCGAACCGCCTCCCGAACTTGACGGCTTGGACGAGCTGGACATTGTCTATACCGGACAGTTGGCTCGCGCGCAGAAGCTTGCGCAGGTCCAAGCTATCCAGCGTTGGGCAGAAATGAATGGTTCGTTTTCTTCGTTTGACCCTACTGTCCTTGATGTTCAAAACCTACAAGAAGCCTCTCGCTTTGCGGCTCCTCTTATGGGTGTTCCAAAAGAAGTTGTTAGAAGCAAGGCTGAAACCCAGAAGCTCCAAGAGGCTAAGCAGCAAGCTGCCGCTGAAGAGAAGCAGAAAGGTGATCTTGTTGATATGGCTGGTATGGCTAATCAGCTTGCGCCTGCGGCTAAGGTCATGGGCGAACAAGAAGGAGGGATACTAGGTGGCACCCAAAGTCAAATCGCAGCAGGGGTCGCTTAAGTCTGAGGCGGCTATTGATGAGGCATTTTACAGGACGTTCCGTGGTGTCTACGGGACTCCGGTCCTGAAGATGCTAGAGGATAATTACCAGAACATGTGTTCGTTTGATGCGGACCCATTGACTATGGCCTATAAAGAAGGCCAGCGATCCATCTTCTTGCAGATCAAGGCAAGGATGGATGCTTTTAATAATCGAGATGTTAGAAAGGAATAAACTATGGAACCCGATGCAATCGCTGAACCTGCTGCTAATGCGGCGGACAATTCAGTTGCGGATAATTCCGGTGTTGACGCAACGCCTGAACCGAGCTGGAGAGATGGACTGTCGGATGATCTTAAAGATGATGAAGGGTTGGGTAAGTTTAAAGATGTCGAGGGTTTGGCTAAGAGCTATAAAGAGCTTGAGTCTTATAGGGGTAATTCTATCAAAATCCCCGAGAAGGGCGCAGACTCTCAAGCCATGGATGATATCTGGGATAAGCTGGGTCGCCCAGAAGCGGCTGATAAGTATGAGTATGAACCGCCTGCAAAGATTCCGAAAGAGCAGTATAACCAAGAGGTTGAGAAGTCTCTTCTCGAACAGGCCCATACCAAAGGGTTCACCAAGGACCAAGCCCATTTTGTTTTGGACTACTATAACAACATGGCTTTCGATGCAGTAGCTGATATCGATAATGTTAAGTCCAAGAACATCGCTGATAATACTAACGAATTGAAAAAGGACTGGGGCAGGGCTTATGATCAAAATATCTCTATTGCTGCTCGTGCCTTTGATCAGTTTGCTTCTGATCGTGACCGCGAGTACTTTGCTAATTCCGGTCTTGACTCTGACCCTAGCCTCATTCGCCTATTCCATAAGGTCGGCGCTCAGATGACTGAGGGTAAATTTACTGGCGAGGTTAAAGCTCAAGGCATTACCAGTCCTGAGATTGCTCGCGAGGAGGTTAAGTCTATTCGCGCTGACACGAGCCATCCGTTGCATGCGGCTTATCATGATGCGAATGATCCTAAGCATAACGAAGCTATCATGGAAATGGAGAGATTGTATGGGGTTCTCCATCAGGAGGATTGATGGATACCTGTAATATTTGTTGCGAGGAATGTTGGCATTACGAAGATCATTTTTGCAAGGCTTATAATAATGTTGTTGAATCTCCAAGATTAGTATATACAATGTGTCCAGCATCTAAGCGGATTCAGGCTCGTGAAGATGTTGATGACCAACCCTCCTTTCTGGTCAAATTGGGTGAGGAGGTTGCATTGCGGCCTTCCTCGCCCAAGGCCAAAAAGAAACGGTCAAAAAAGAAGAAACCCGCATTAGCCGGATAATCTCTTCTGACCAGCCTGAACCTCCCGACAACCCTTCTGGGGCCGGGGCCATTGTAAGTGTTCTACTTATAAGAGCCCGTCAGTTCGGACAACTCTTACCCAATTAACTGATTACATTAGGAGTTGTCTGATGTCTACACAAATTACTAAAGCGTTTGAGCAAGATTGGTCGGATACATTCATCCATCTTTCTCAGCAGAAACCATCGAAGCTTGCTGAGGCTGTTCGTGCTGAAACCGTGACTGACGCTAAAGCTTTTCACTTCGACCGAATGGACACCGTTATTATGCAGAAAGCGGTGAGCCGACATGAAGACACGCCACTGACCGAGATTCCTTACTCTCGTAGGCGCGTAACCTTTGATACTTACCGTGGTGCCGATCTGATCGACAGCCCGGACAAGGTCAAAATGTCCAAAGACCCAACGAGTCCTACAATGCAGACTCTGTTGTGGTCCATGAACCGTCAGAAAGATGATCTGATTATAGCGGCTGCTTCTGGCAACGCTGTAAGCATCAGTGACTCCGATGCGGCTTCAAATGTGGCTCTTCCTTCGGCTCAGAAGATCGCTCATGGTTCTGCTGACCTTAGTCTGGCTAAATTGATCGAAGCTAAGAAGATTCTTCTTAACGCTGACGTTGATCCAGAAGCAGAGCCTATGTATGCCTGTATCGGGCCAGCACAGTTGGAAGCTTTGTTGAATGACAGTACAATTACGTCTAGTGACTACAATACGGTTAAAGCTCTGGTAAATGGTGATATTAATACCTTCATGGGATTTAAGTTCATTGTATCCACCAGACTTACCGTAGCTTCCAGTATCCGCGTTTGTCTGTTCTGGGCGAAGTCCGCTCTCGGTCTTGCCATGAACGGTAATGCTAAAACCCGTATTACAGAGCGTTCTGACAAGAATTACTCTACGCAAGTATTCCTCGAAGCTTCTATGGGTGCTACCCGTATTGAGGATGAAAAACTCGTTGAAGTTTCTTGTGACGAATCTGCGTAATCAATCTTAACTAAGGAGTAATTTTATGACTACTGCATACGCTGTAGATTTAACAATTGACAGGACTTCTGGTTCTCTGGTTGAGGCTGGGAGTTATGTTGGCAAAATGCGTGTAGCGATGGATACCATTGCGCTCGCTACGACTGACATTGACGACGATGATATCATTCACATGGTTGCTGTCCCGTCTAATGCTAAGATTGTAAGTATTAAGTTGTCGAACGACGACTTGGACTCTAACGGCTCGCCTACTCTGGTAACAGACGTTGGCCTGTATGCTGGCGAAACCAAGTTTACTGATACCGATGGGTCTGCCACGGCCTATGCGGCTGGCGCTGTTATTGATCGGGATTGTTATGGGACTACAATGACTACGCTTCAGGCTGCCGCTTCGGACACTGAAGTTCTTCATGAGACCCGTAATATTAACGCGATCTCTAACTTTGTATGGGAGGACGGTGGATTGACTTCTGATCCGGGCGTTCCTCTCTATATATCTTTGACCATTGAGACTGTTGCCGCAACTGCGGTGGCTGGTGATGTTACGATGGTTGTGACTTATGTTGTCAACTAATTGATTGGCGGGGCTTCGGCCCCGCCTTTCTCTGACTAGGAGCCGATATGAGTG